TTAACTTAAGCCTAAATTGAAAGATGCGCCCAGTAAAGTCTCCCATTGTAAACTTGACCCACTCCCCAAAATTATCTTGAACACCTTCTGACAAAGGGTCAATTATATCTAGGCTTGTCCATTCGCTAATAGTGTTAAGGTTTGCAGTGTACCTAACCTGGCTTTCTACATCCCATTCAGAAGTTCTAGCATTAGATAGGAACTCTACATCTGACAGAGGATTCCAACTGTCCATCAAGTCACCTACTGTAAAACCTTCGGCCTCGATTAATGATTGAAGTCTTACAGTGTATATTTCTCCCAAGTCTAGAAAGTCTGCGTAGTAGTAATATCCGCTAGAGTAGTATTCATTTGTGTCTACGCCGCCCGAGGTTTTCGTCTGTATTACAAGTGCCCCGCCTGTGACCTCTTTTTTAGTTCTCTCTAACTCTCCATTAAGTGCAGGGAAGTCATTCGTCTCGTCAATTATATTGAGGTCGAATAGTTCTGGGATGTGAGTCACTGCCAGTGCGGGTAGCTCAGACTCATTTTTGTTAAGGTCTATGGCCTTAATGAAATAAGTACCTGTTCTTGCCTGAACTGCTATAGAAGTAGAGTTTTTATCGGCCCTTACTAAGGGTATAGTATTTTCCCAAGTAATAGTTGTGTCTGTGTTCGGATTGTAGCGAATAAGATAGTCGTCTAAGTCTTCATCTAAAACTTCTGACCAGTCAAGTTGAAGCACTTCCCCCGTTATATTTAGGTTTAGTGCTTCTAAGTCTGAAGGAGGAGTGACTTTAGTAAGTGGAGTGGCAAACACTTCGGGGGCATCGACTAAAGATATTTTCTCCCCTGTGGCAGACACGGCCAGAACTTTAAACCCATGCTCTTCGTCAAGGTCATCTTCTCTTACAATGTATTCGTAGTCAGAGTCTTTAGTAACCTCTACTAAATTGTACCCTCCGCCTACGTCTCGATAAACTTCATAAGTGGCCACTGCGCTTCCATCTGGAGCGTCCCAGTCAAGACCTATGTAGTATTGGTAATCTCTCCCTAGCACCCTATAAGTATTTTCGACTACCTCTAAGTCCTCTACAGCGTTAGGAGCAGACTGACCTACTGTGTCGGTATTTAATTGAGGGTCGTACTCAGGAACGGCCACGCCAGTTTCGGCATCATAAATAGCATCTGCTTTTTCGACTAAAGAAATCTGTGCAGTAAGATCATTTTGAGGAGTTATCGAGGCCACTATACAGTCAAAGACTAAATCTCCTACTTCCCCAATAACTATTAAATCTCCCTTGTCAGGTATTTCTCCGTCTAGTTCGAATGTCTCAAAGTCAACTACAGTCAATGTGTCCGTATAGAAAGAGCCGCCGGATGATCGATAAGTATATCCGTAATTCAGTCCTGAAATAGTTTCTATTCCATCGTCAATAGTAATAGTAGTGCCGGAAACAGTCCTTACTCTCGCTGGCCTGCCGCCTACTTTCATAACATCTTGTGTTATTTGTACATAGTCTCCTCGGGTGCAGACCAAATATTCAAAGTCTGTACTGATAGAAATAGTTTCTTGTCTAAGTCTGTTTTGGGCCATCATGTATCGGCCAAATCTCCACGCTTGTTGTTGTGAAGTACAGGCGAAAGTAGATAAGTCGTCTATTCTGTCTGCATTAGTCTTGTCAAACCCATCGTCATATACAGTAATTTCGGTTGCTTTCCAGTTTAGTCCTGGGTCCACAAAGCGTACATTAATAGCGTCTGGGGCCTCGGTGTATTTTCTGGATGAGCTAAATCCCCACGAGTTTCTAGGAGTAAATATTTGGACAGGTACAGTTTTCTCTCTATCAATTAGAACCCCGTATTTCCCATCGATAAGGTTTAATGATGCTTGAGCAGCATTACCTACAGAGTTAAGTAATTGCTGGAGAGTAGTTTCGTAGTCGAGAATAAAGTCACAAGAAAATCTTGGGTCTACAAATTGAATGGCAGTTTGGGAAGTCACGACTTCATCACTAAAGGCCGCCCACTCCACTAGAGAGTCAGTGTCTAGTCTTGACTTATCAATGGCACGCTTGTTGACTTCCCCTGTAAGAAGATCAGAAAAAACCCAAGCAGGATTTCTACTTATCTCCTTATTCCATGTCTGTGTATTTGGGTCGTACACCTCTAATACGGAGGATGTTGTCCCTGATAGGTTGTCTACATTTCCGTTTATCTGGTTTGTGGCCTTAACCTTGAGCTCAAGAAATAAATGCCTCTTGTCTGTAAGAATTGGGGCCCTGTCGAACCTAGTAGAAATAGAATAAAGTGTTAGCGCGTCTGTAGTTTGGAATGTCTTAGAAGAGTAAGACCTATCACGAGTAATTCTAACCTTGTAAGATGCCCGCTCCTTAGGAGTGAAAGAAGCTGTAGCATAAACCTGATTTTGACTATTCCCGCTTATTCTAAGTAGGCCAGAAAAAGGCTCAGTAAATTCTATATCCCCAAGAACTTTCTGAGAAATATAGCCAGGCTCATAGGAACTAAATACTTGTGTGGTTTGAAGTATAATAACAATGGAAGAGAGAGGCCTATCTAGCGTGTACCTTGAAAATCCCCCGCCTATAGGAGTCTCGGACTGAGTTTTAGCTAGGAATTTATTGTCACGACCTCTTCTTATAGAAGTCCCTGTCGCTAACCCAGACTGTAATTCTACAGCGGTTTCGCCTTTTTTGTATCCGTAGTTTGTGACCCTAGTAAAGAGTCCAGGGTCGCCGCCAAAGCCTACTGACCCAGGGCCGTAGTCATACTTGAATATTTCCCTGTAGTCGGCAATGTCTTGTGAGAATAAAGCAGATGCGGTCCATGTGTTAGGAGTAATCCCTCCGGCAGACTTAAAGCTATCTACAAAGTTTAGATTGTCGTATCTTCTCCAAATATTCTCCCCCACTTTGGAGAACTCTATTGATAGTTCTATTGTCCTAGTCCCTCTACTTCCGTCCGAGCCAAAAGCAATGAGTCCTCTTGGACATACGAAATCTAGACTTATAGTTTGAAGACTGTTAGCGGGGTTGGGGGAAGCGTTCCTAGTTATTCTGTAGTCTGCGAGTTGCGCAGTGGGGGATTTATCTATATTCAGAACTACCGTAGTTCCATCCTTCTCATTGTCGCCTTTATATAAAGTAAATTCAGACTGAGTTATATTATCCCACACACCTTCATCAACTGCGGGCTTATTGAGGTCTACCAAGTTGTACGAAACTTCTGCATAACTACTAATAGGTGTGTCACCTATACTCAGGGTGCTTTCATCAAGTACCATTGGACCTAGCCCAAAGTCATAAACTGCGTGGAAGTATTGAACTAGTTTACCAGTGCCGGGCTCTGCCTCAATTGTCGTATAGGGACTAGCGGCGATGTTAGGGAAGAGCCTGTGGGTTCCATAAACCTTAGGTACAAACCCGTATGGTTTAAAGGCGTTGGACTGTCCGCCCAGAGAGTACATTTGAGAGCCCTCAATAGAACTCGCAGAAGAACCCCCAGGATTGTTTGAGGGGTTAGGAGGGGGGATAAGGGAGTTTAGTAAAAGAGTTGTGCCGATTGTCACGGAGGCTACGGCCAAAGCCCCGCCTATAAGCTGGCCTACAGTTGCCCCGGCCCCTGGACCTAGAGTAACTGTGGCCACAATCGTAGCGACAATTATAGCTACTTGTTTAAATACTTGACCGAAATCTCCACCCTTTAATTCAGGGGATATAAATATTTCGTCTGAGTCTTCTACTGTTATAGTCTCCCAAAACTCACGGGGTATTTCTTTTAGATTTATACTTACGACAAACTTTTCTAGTAGTTCTTCGGAAATAACCTCTTCTTCTATATCGAACAAAGACGCTATTGCCCTTGATACTAACTCCTTTACTGTTTCGCCCTTCTTGAAAGATAGGGATTTCGGAGTTTCGTCCATGATTTTCGATCTAAATTTAATCGACATTTCTAACCTCGGCCCTATATGTTCCAGAAATCATTCTCTCCCACTTGCTTAGTTTGTCCACCACGCAGCCTGTAGGCATGGAAGTGTGGAGTATTCTCCCGTTCCCTAAGTACACTGCGATGTGACTCTCCACTCCAAAAAGCTTTATCAGGAGAATATCTCCTCTTATCTCGGGCCCTTCTACTTTTTTAAAGTCAGACTTGTAGGAATATACTAAGTCGCGCGCTTCGAATTTAGAAGAGGGTATTTCGTCATAATAACTTTTAAGTGTCGTATCCATTTCTGTTTTATAGAACTCTCGGACTATGGCCCAGCAATCCATCTCAGAGTAAGAGATACCTACTAGGTCAGAATATCCCTGGATATTTCGACGGGACGTATTTCTCACTGGTCATCTCCGTATTTAGGAAGTTGTCAAGATATAAATTGGCCCTGACTCTTTTCTCATTATAATTTATCGACCCCATTTTAAGCTCTTCTAGGGCCACTTGGACATCGTCGGGCAAAGAAGCAAGTACCATTTCTATTTTTACATCGATGGGGGTAGTTATTTTACGTAGTTCGGAAATCAATTCTAAGGATACATTGTCAAATTCTATAAAAACTTCTCTGGCACTTTCTCCGTCGTCCGCTGGCAAAGTAATATTCATCGGGAAGGCCTGGTATGTTTGACCCCGACTTTCGATGTCTACTGTGTTGCTTACTAAATATATTGTTTGTGCAAAAGTTGGGTGGGACAACGTAGCAAGCATAAGGAATGGGTCGGAACTTACCTGCCCAAATATTTCAGATAGAAGTTCTGGAGATAGTTGGTTTGCCATTTAAGGAACCTCTTCCCAGACCATAGTAACCCTAAACTCTATTCCCCCGAGAGGTCGCACATTAGGAGTTTCTGCAAATCTAAACTCAGTTTCTTCTCTAGTTATAGGATGGTCGAAATTAAAGGATAGCACTCCTCCATTTAGGGATGTGGTGTAGAAGTTTTTGAAGGTGGTGTATTCCGCTACAGACAAGTCAATAGAGGCAGAAAATTTGTCGATTCCCTTAGTGTTTCTACGTCTAACTTTTGCGGGCCCTACTTCCATATCAGAGCGAAGTACTGTTTCGCCGAAAGATACTTGGAAGTCGGCAGTATTCACACAGCTTTGTAATGTTATGGGCCATTGTAGTGCCATTAACTACCTCTTCTTCTAAGACCATATTGAGTAGAGAATTGTTTGTCAAAATCCCCACGAGAAAGACCTTCTTTTACCTTGTTTACAATAATGAAATCTATAGTCCTATCGCCCTTGCCATTTACGCCTTCTCTTTGCTCTACTTGCGCACTGGTGTTATTGACGATATTTATATTCACATTAGGAGAAGCTGCTTTTACGCCTAGGTCGCCCCCGCTCGTTCTTTTAAGAGGAAGTATTGCCTCTGGGCCCGCTTCTCCCATAAGCCCCTGGCCAGAAGAAGTTCCGAAAAAAGTAGGGGAGTTTACGACCCCGCCACTAGCAAATTTTTGAACGCCATTTTCCCACGCCCCGCCTTTTGCTTGAGTGATCGTCGGTGAAAAAGACCCGCCTCCTAGTGGTGTTCCTCCTCCTACAGCTCCTCCTCCTCCTACAGCTCCTAGAATACCTTGGGCCAAAGGCTGGATAATAGAAGCTCGGATAATAACTCTAGTAAGATCGTCTAGTATAGATTGAGTAAGTGCTGCAAACTCAAACTTACCTTTCTTGACAAAATCTACTAAAGTATCTTCTAGGCTAGAGAATGTGTTTGATATTGCCTCTGCAATATTTTTTGAAAGTGTTCCGGCCGCGTCAATGGCATCGGCACTTCCAGCAATAATAGCTGCGCCAGGTCTAAACTTTTCTGAGACTGAGACGAGCTCTCTGTTATATTCAATGAGGTCTATTCGACCGTCTCTTAGTTTTCTATTTAATTGTTCTTGCTCTAGGCCACGAACACTCTCTCTGTATTGTGCAATAGATATAGAGGTAGAGTTTAACTCTCTGCGATAGCTTCCTAGCTTCTGCTCGTCTAGGCCTTTCTGGAAGTCTTCAAGAGATATTTTACCTTCTTCAAATCTTTTATTAAGGGACTCAAGGTCTAAGTCTCTTAGTCCTTTAGAGTATGCTTCGAGGTCGCCAGTTCGTTCTAGCTCCTTGTTTAACTTAGAGAACGTGCCAGTAAGACCGAATACTTCATCTCTAACAGAGGATAGTCTTTTCTCTCTCTCCCTAATAGCAATATTCCCGTCATTGAAGTCAGAGAAAATATCAGTCTCTTTTAACTTAATTAGTTCTTGATTATATTTATCAAGACTTATTATTCCTTGGGAGTATGCCCTGTTTAAGTCTTTAAGAGAGTCAATTGCGCCAGAGTCTACTTTTTTTTGTAGCTTCTCTAGCTCTTTTGCTAGGGCCTCTTCCACTCTTAACTTAGATACATCATCTAACTGTCTTCCTAGGTCGGCAATTGTCGCCCCTGTAACTTTTGAAAGTAATTCAAAATTATCTATAATTCCG